AGTCCAGAAGCCAGATATCCACCTGCTACGCAATATTTCAGCTAACAATCAGATATCCATGCGTTGAGTCGAATTGGTGGTCCAACTCAGTGGGTTGTTTCAGGTTTCCCCTACTCCGAAGTTCTCCCCACCCGCCTACCATCATCTCACCGACGTAAAACTGGTCCCCATAAGTGGCATAGCAGCAAATAGCGCTAACATGGCATAGCCCTCCACCCCCGGTAACTCCAGTTGCAATCGGATCAAATCAGGGTCCATGGTACTCCGGGTTACCCCGGGCCGTGTCGGATGTGCCGGCCGATTAAGGCAAGCACGGGTTTGTCGATCGTCCTAAGCATCCACGACAACGTCTCCGTCGTTGAACTCCTCCTCAGAGTCACAATCAACTTCGTCGAGCCCGTCGTCACGGTCATCATCCTGCAGCCGCGCCTCCAGCAAAGCAAGCCTTGCCATCATGCGATCCAACACACTGTCGTCGTACGCCCTGCGAAGGACGGGAGTGGGGAGAGCTTCCGAAGGAACAATATACAGGTTGAGCGCAGTCGGCACAACAGCAGTATAGTTCGTTCGGATCTCAATCCACCCAGCGCCCAACGCATACGTACCGTCAGTCAGCGATCCGACGGTCATGAGCGTCGAATACGAAGCCTCGCCTGTGAGAGTTGTTCTCTCACCAGTCAGGACCAACTGCAAGGTCGCTGCCTGCCCACTTATGACTGGGACGGCGACTGTCACCAACGGCGTAACCGTCGTGGCAGTGGTTGCAACAAACGTAACCTGATACGTCTGCCCCTGAACCAGCCTCACAGCAACGTGAGACGCGTTCACTATCTCGTACTCCAGTGACCCAACGGGGGTTGCTCCCACGAGGCTAGCCCCGCCAATAAGGCGGAGACTACCGGTGGACACCGGACCTACGAGCTGAGGCACGTGCAACTCAACTTCGTACTCAACGTACAACTCGCCAATCACAGAGACAGCAGACTCTCCAGACGTAGCGAAGAACAAATTCGCACAGTCGTAGGTCTTGATGTCCGTGTTGACCGGTTGGGTTCCCACGCGGACGTACAACGGTGGCTGTTGCTCTGGCAGGGTTGTGCCCTGTGGTGCCCAGACTCCAGCCCTCGAAGCGCCTTGATACGACATCAACTGCAACTTCGAGTCCGGCGAAGGATCGGACGCATCCAGATCAAACGCCAGCATCGTCATACCCTGAGCAGTCGTTGGCTGCGAGGACTCAAACTCAAACCTGAGCTGCCGAAATCGGTACTTCTCAAAGTTACGAGCCAAGACACTTAGCCATGGAAACGTACTGCTCTGCCCCGGGTTAACGGCATAGCGTGTGACCGCATAGCCAGTTGACCCCGAGACATCAGAGACAAGCTCACGGTGTCGTACAACCATGACATGTCCGTCCCCGGAAATCCGTGCAGCTCGTTCCCTGAACCGCACTCCCATGGACACAGGCGCATTCGTTCGTGTAATGCCACCTTGCCCCGCGCGCTGCCTCTGACGCCGCTTAGCGCCCTTGGACTTCTTCACCACACCTCCGTTCCCTCGAGCGGCCACCACCTTACCAGGGTGGTTGGCGGCCAATGATCTGCTGCGAGTCATTTTAAAGCGGCACCTCTTTGGGGGGTGCCAGCCCTAACAGCTGCGCGGCTGTTAATTGGTCAAACCATTCCTCAGCAGCAAGCTGCGACTGAATGTCTATACCGAATGCAACAGCAAAATCAAGGCGCGCCTCCTCCGATATGGTGGTGGCCTGCACAAGGTCAGGACGCTCCATGTGGGCCAACCGGTAAAGGTAAGCCCCAGGCAGCTCCCTAAGCGTTTTTGTTCCAGCCCGCTTTAAGGCTAGGGCGTGCGCTTGCAAAACAGGCACACCACTGTACAAGGCCAACTGACAGACACCCATCGTATGCACATAGTCACGCATAAATCTGGGGTCGCGGGACTTAATGCCCACCCGCGACTTCCCGATCGCTCTTCTCGGATTCAGCACCATAACGCGCTGACCTCCGACGCGAATCGGCCTTCCGGCACACAAGGTCACCTCCTCCAAAGTGCGGGCGATTCCCTCAACCTTCAGATCGTGACCAAGCCGTAAGAACAGACCTT